AATTACCGATCGGTTAAACACAACCGGTTTTTCATGATCTGCGCTGAGAATTAGATTTTGTATTCCCAACTGACCATTCTGTGGATTAATAAAAATCACACAAGGCTTTAAGAGTGTGAGGTCATTGGCTGTCACGCTAGTAACTTTGCCAATGACCTCTTCACCAGTGACCAATTTGAGAGTAATTGGTAGACCAACTTCAGGGGTTGTACTTGAGGTATTAATTAACATGAATATACTTAACGATTAAAAGTCGACCATGTCGAATTTTACGTCTTCGGCTCTAGCAGTTACGCCGCCGATTTGATAACTAGAAACTGTTCTTTCAAAGAAGTTAGTATGGCTATCCATGTCTTGAAGATCCATGAACGGGAATGGATTCTTACCGCCGAATCTATAGGCAATGCCTAGGCGTTCTAGTCTAAGATCTGCACAGAACTTCAAGTATATTTCCATGTCCTGGCGACTAAAGCCAGCGACACCCATTTGCAATGTATCGTCTGCAAATAACATCTCGCATTGAATTGCATCACTTAACATTTCCACAATCTGTGATTCTAAATCTTCTGTCCACAGGTGCGGATATTCTTGACGAACTGTGTCTACAATATCAAAGCCAACATTCATGTGTAGACTTTCATCACGGAAAATCCAGTTAGTGGCACTGGCCAAACCGTGTAGTAGACCTCTGCTACGTAGGAAGTAAATGTAGGCAAATGCGCCCATGAAAAACAAACCTTCAACGGCAGCGGCGAAAGTAATTAGGTTTAGTAAGAACTGTTGTTTCTTTGTGTCGGTGTCTAATACATCGAGTTCACTAATACTGTCAATCCACTTGAAACAAAAATCTGCTTTGTGCTTGATGCTGGGGACATTGTTGATAGCATCAAACGCCGCCGCACGATCTGATTCATCTGGCAGATAGTTGTCTATTAGAGTCAAATAAGCCTGGACATGCAATGCTTCTTCATAAATTTGACGGCTGTAATACATTCTAGCTTCTGGGCTGTTAACGTGCTTGTATAGATTCAAAACAAGGTTATTTCCAACCACACTGTCGCCGGTGGCAAAGAATGCTACAAGGCGACTGACTACGTGCTTTTCACTGTCGGTGAGTTTGTCTCGTAGGTCAGCAACATCAGTAACCCAACTAATTTCGTCCACTGTCCACGTATTCTTAATAGCGTTTTGATAGTGTTGGTAAAATTGTGGGTAGCGCATAGGGCGCAAAGTTAGGTGGAAACCTGGTTCTAAAATCATAATTATATTCTCCGGATGATTGACTTACTTACAGCGGTGGCAATAGGCATAATATGCTATATTAATAGCTTATCGTTTAATTTTTGCGCCACCAAACAAACTAACATCCATGTTAAGGGCGTTATCTGTGGGTTTTACTTTTTTGGGTTTGATGGATTTTGCCTTACCCGGCTTGCGGTAAGGATTCGTAACATGAGGATTAGGCAGTGCGGCAATGTCTCCGGCAACCACAGAGCTAACTGTGCCTGCGGAAACATCTTCTAATAAATCTTTAATCTTCATGATAGTACTTATGTAAAATCAAGTACAACTTTCACATATGTCGGGATTTTCTGTGTCAGCAACTACAACTGGTGCAGTGGTGGCAGATGAAATCTTGTTGATAGAAGTGGCTGGTTTACTACGTAGATAATATGTAGTCTTTATACCTTGCTCCCATGCATACATGTACATTGAACTCATCTTTTCAATCTCGGGTGTGTTCATGAACAAGTTTAGACTCTGTGCTTGGTCAACAAACAATCCTCGACTCACTGCCTGATCAATTAATGCACGTTGTTTAATTTCCCATGCAGTCTTATAAAGCTCTTTAAGATCATTGGGTATCTCTACAATGTCCTGTACACTACCAGTGGCACGGATCTGCGACAGTACATGAGTGTTCCAAATACCACGAGACTTTAAATCATTGATAAGATATTTGTTAACAGTAATGAATTCGCCGCTGAGTGTTTCACGTTTAAAGATGTTGCTGATCTGCGGTTCGATGCATTCATTGGCACCACAAATGCCGCTGATGGTTGCTGTGGGAGCCACGGCAATTAATAGACTGTTACGTAGTCCGTGTGTTTTAACTTCTTCACGCAAGTCGTTCCATTCTTTATCTGCAACAACTTGATCAGTCTTGGCTAGATCGAATTGGAATAAACCTTTGGCAGCGTGGGTCTTGTCAAAATCACGGTGAGCTCCGTATTTCTTAGCTAGGTCACAGCTAGTTTTAATAGCAGTATAATAGATCTCTTCTTGAATCTTGCCAGCTAGCTCTACTGCCGCTGGACTATCAAACGGAACACGTAATTGGAATAGCATATCTTGCCATCCCATTAAACCTAGACCAACTGGGCGCCAGTGGTTGTTACTGTTCTTAGCTTCTGGTACAGGATAGTAGTTACGATCAATGACACGATCCAAGAACTTGACTGCCACAGCAACATTCTTACGTAGCTTTCGATAATCAACTTTGCCATCAGCTGTGACGTGCTTGGCTAGGTTCACTGAGCCCAGGTTACAAACTGCAACCTCGCCATCTGTCATGACTTCTAATTCATCTGTAGATGCATCGTAACCCGTAACACGGCTGCTAGTTGACATCTCTGGGGTGTATGCTGAACGTTTAATTTTTTCTTTTCTGCCGGCAAATGTTGGCTCAACAATCTCTGTGCAAAGGTTACTGCTATGCACAACATAGCCGTCCACTGCGCTGTTGCAACGAGTGTTGCATGTATCTTTAAACGTCATCCAACCATTGCCTGTTTCAGCAAGTGTTTTCATCATACGTGCATAGATCTTACGTGCAGGAAATTGTCGGGCAAACTTGCCTTCTTGTTCTAAACGAACATACTCTGCTTCAAACTCATCGCCAAACAAATCGCTCAACTTGGGAGCAACCACTGGATCAAACATACTCCACTGACCGTCATCTTTGACACGTTTCATAAACAGGTCTGGAATCCAGTTGGCCAAGTTTAAGTTATAGGCTCGCTTCTCACGGTCGCCGGTGTTGTCACGCAGTTCGAGAAAGTCTAAGATATCCGGGTGCCATGTATCTAGATAAACACAGGCTGCGCCCTTGCGCTTGCCACCTTGATTAACTGCGGCCACGTTGGAACTCAGGCTGTGCAGGAACGGAACAATGCCGTTGCTCTTGCCATTGGTGCCTTTGATCAGCGATCCGCTGCCACGCACACGACTGTAAGATAGTCCAATGCCGCCTGCCCACTTGCTGAGTAGTGCAATGTCACTGCGACGCTTTTCAATGTCCATGAGATCATCTAATGGGCTGTCCAGCAAATAACAAGAGCTCATTTGGCTATGACGTGTGCCACTGTTGAACAGAGTTGGAGTACTGGCCATGTACTCTAGACTGGACAGTAGATTGTAAAGTTCCACTGCTTCTTCCACAGTTTCTGCCAAGCCGCAACTGACACGCATGAAGAAATATTGCGGTGTTTCTAATACATTGCGCTTCTGCGGATGCTTTAAAAGGTAACGATCATACACAGTGCGGATACCATAATAGTCAAACAAATCGTTACGTTCCGGTTTGATTGAATAGTTTAGTTTTCTTTTATTGGCCTGCACAAATGCCATTACTTCGTCACTGACTAGGCCAGCGTCGTGTGTGGCCACAATACTTTGACTGAAGCTTTCGATGTCTTGTGTACTGACTTCTTTGTCAATATATCGGCTCAGTAAGCGTGATGCCACACGAGTGTATTCAGGATTTTCTGCAATGAAGCCAATGGCTGTTTGAATGCTCAACAGATCTAGTTCAGCTGTTGTTACACCATCATACATTCCGCCTACGGTTTTAATTGCAATTTGATAAGGGTCTACTTGATCTAACCCACCACAGGCATACCCAACTGCTTTTGTAATTTTGTCAAGATTGACATCTTCAAATCCACCGGAGCGTTTTTTAACTTTCATGTTTTTTCTTTTCTTCTAAAATTTTGTATAGCTATTTAACAGTGGGCCACTGAGGCTATCAGAGTTCTTTGATAGTAACCGGTAGAACTGTAATAGTTGCTGAGTTGCCTGTACTAGTTGTAGCCCAGTTTATTGTAGCACTAGTGCCGGTGTTAGTCAAGCTAAAAGTTACGCCAACATCAGCAGAGCCGGTGAACGTATAACTATCACTCAAGCTGGCAACCGATGAAATGATTGCAATGGTTAATTTACCTGAACGTGTTATGCTGCCACGTGTAATGGAATACATTAGTTCGGCTTGCTTATTGTTATTAGGATTCAAAGAGAAGTTTGTCAAACTGCCAGATGAATTGTCTGCCAATGTTTGATTCAATGTTGTCAATTGATCAACATGCCCCCAACTGAATCTGTCCGATGGATCCATGTAAGCATACTTGGTGGCAGAACTGGTTAATTCAATTCTTGCCACAGAGGCTGAAGTAGCTCGGTCGAACTGGTCTGCCCAGCTGACACTGCCGTCACTGCCAAATGACATAACAGGTGTAACACTGGCTCCGGTGCCACGATTACCACAATTGATATATTGGTTGCCAGTGCTGAAGATTTTCGCACCGCCGCTAGTAGTTA